TTATTCAGGAGGATTCTGGTTCTCTGTCGCCAGTTTGTCGCCATCATCAACTAATGATATAGTCATACTTTCCATAGTACAGGAAGCTAATGCACTGCTAAAATTTGTTAATTTTGCATCAATATTTTTATCTAATGATAAGATTAAGAAAATTTCTTTTATTGAATTTAAAAAAGAATGTATTTCGCCTGCTATCATTAATGTGTATACAAAGTCATAATAACTTTTACTATGCTCTGATATACTGTCTTTATTCTTAGCTATAAAACCGATACATTTAATATCTATCTTCCCACTTTCACTTTCATGTATATTTAATAATTTTTTTATTTCTGATATAATCGATGATATTTTTTCAACACCATCATTAATACTTATTTTCTCGCTATCATAATAGTTTGAAATATCAATTATATTATCTCTAGAACTATAAAAATTCATCGCAATATCGCCGATAAGTTTATTTAAATAATCATAAAAATCAGCACGAGGAGAATCGTTAAAATCACTTTTAATTTCGAAAGCTTTATTATACAATGAATTAGGTTGATAAATTGCTTCATCCCCAGTTGTTTTAAATAAACCCAATATCTCATTTATATGTTTTCTAGTATTAAAATATAAATCAATTTTATTTTTGGCTTTAGCTTCGTTTAACTGTTTTGTTGCTGTATCTAACTGTTTTAGCCCCGTTTCTATTTGCTTATTAGTTGCTTGAATCTGAGTAAATGTCTGTATTGAGCGATGTCCATACATAACAAACGCTCCCAAAATTGGAGATAACGCTATAATTACAAATGGGAACTGTGCATTTTTCATAAGCCTTGAATACGCATCAGATGTGAGCTCCAAATCATAATCGTATGCTATTGCAGCCCATAACATAACACCTATAGCCAATGGTAATGCTATCACAGTCCAAAACAATGGTTGTGATTGCAAACTATTTTCATCTAAAAGAAATAGTTTCTTCTTTTTTTTAAATGAAAAAATTTTGCATTTCATTTTTTTCAAATACCGACAATTAAGCCCCCTATTTCTTATAGTAAAAAAAGTAGGCAAAAAAAGTATTAGGCTTACTAAAGCGCCTAGAAACAGAGATAAAATCATATCTTCAACTTCACCAAAGGATTATAAACCAGTGCATCATTAAGATGATCTGGGGCGAAATGGGAATACCGCATTGTCATTTTAATATCGGTATGCCCAAGGATTCTTTGTAATACCAAAATATTTCCACCTGACATCATAAAGTGGAATGCAAAGGTGTGGCGTAAAACATGTGATGATTGGCGTTCAGGTAACTCAATACCTGTGCGCTTTAATGCAGAACGAAACGCAGAATAACAAGACTTAAATAACCGCTTAGAGCCTTTACCTTTCGGTAATTCTGCAATTAATTCTTCACTGATAGGAATAGAGCGATTGCGCTTCCCTTTTGTTTTAGTATAGGTCACCGTATTATTTCGAATCTGTATGGCGGTTAAATTCTCAGCTTCCGACCACCTTGCTCCTGTGGCCAAGCAAATTTTAACCACATGAATTAAATCAGCCGATGAGCTATTTTCACACTCAGTTAATAAGAGCTTAATTTCATCATCTGTTAAAAAAGCCATCTCTTGTTCGTCTGTTTTATAAGAACGAACTTTGGCTAACGGGTGCTCTAAACCCCATTCATCAAGGCGAATCAACTCATTAAACATGGCTCTAAAATACGCCAACTCTAAATTGACGGTACGGGGTGTGACTGTTTTTAAACGTTCAGTACGGGTTATTTCACCGCTTAATCGCTTTTCACGATATACCGAAAACATCTTGGCATTAAATTCAGTCGCTAACGGGTCGCCCATAGCATCACAAGCAAAAATCATAAGTGACTGGCGCTTCTCTCCATCCCCAAGCGTCACACCATGCGCACGATACCAGGTATCCACTAATTCAGTCAGCTTGCGCCTATCCTGCTTTTCGCCTAGCCACGGCTTATCTTCCGTCTGCTCAACGATATGGCGCTCATAGGCTATAGCCTCGCCTTTTGTGGTGAATAACTTTCTTATTCGTCTACCAGTACGACCGTTAGGGTAAAGCTCAACTTGCCAACGACCGTCAGGTTGTTTTTTAATTGTCATAATTAGAATGGAATATCAAATTCAAATAATACTTCATTTAATGGAGTTTCATTTATGAGTAACATCATTTTTTCAAAAATCAAATATCCCTCTAAAAGATTTATATTTTGAATAACCCCTAAATCAACATTGCCATACCTATAAATAAAAGATGAAAAACTAAGTATTTCTTTTATTGAGTAGTGTAGTAAAAGATCGTGGAGGCTATTATATTTATTTGATATATCCATCTCACCTTCGAATAGTACTTGCTGAGTGGAATTACTATTATTGAACTTATCTAATTTCCCATCTAACTTACTTAGCATATTTAAAATAAATGTTTCATTTTTATTTAGTTTAGTAACCTCACCAATTTCTGCTGGCTTAACATTTAATAGTTGAACTATTGAATTAATATCATCTTTAGATTCAAACGTATCTTTCAATGCCTTAGAAATAGATATAATTTCATTCTGTACATTATCAATTCTGAGGATTTGGTCATATTCTGCATATCTGAATCCAGATACATCAAAAGGACTACTAGTATCTTTATCTTTGATAATAATTGTTTTTTTATTAAATGCTTGTCTAAGGCCTAGTTCATATAAAACATTGGGATTTCGGCTGCTTAAATCACAAATGGCAATATCAGATTCTACAATTTTTTTAAGTATATCAACGACAATCATATTAGAGCTACTAACGTCATCAGCTCTAATTGGAATAAACCCAGCTCGCTCACAGGCTGGCTTAATCAGATGTTTATAAACTCGTGTAAAATGACCATGTTCATATCCAGCTGTATCAGCGATAGGCATAATAACAAAGCACGTTTTTTTTCTTTGTTTCTTGTTGTTCTAAAACTTCGGTTGAATCAGTGGCTTTTTCTTTTTTAGTAGCACTCATCTCAATAATCCTCAATCCCTTTAACAACACGCCCAATAATCTCTAAGTCTTTCAACTCACAATCAAACGCCATGCCTACGCCAGCAACACGTACACGTTGAACTGGAATTCGGGTAAGTTCTCTAATACTTATTTTCCCTTCAATATTCACTAACCATTTACCATCGAATACATCAGAAAATGTTTTATCAACAATGTAATAGTCACCATCAACTTGAACACTTATAGGATCACTAGGTAATGGCTTTTTAGGTGATAGCATAACTTTATCGAACATTACACTACTAGCTTGCTGCAATTTTCCGTCACATAGCTTGAAGTTAGTCAATCGAAGTAAATCAATACGTTCATTATCAAAAGGGTTGCCAGTACCCCATGCTAACCACTCAAGGTTTGCACCTGTCTCATGGATGCATCGAATAACCATATCGGCTGGAAATATATTTCTCTTATATCTTCCTGAAAGACTGCTAGCCCCCATATTAAAATGTTCGGCCATCATCATTTTAGAAGAGAAGCCATAAGCTTCCATAATTCTGTCTAAAACTGCACCGCTATTTTCGCAAGAAACAAAATCATTCGGACTCTTCATTAGAACCTCGTGAATTCGCGCAAGACGAAATTAATAACTTTTTAGTTTGACATTTCGTGTAACGCGAAGTAAATTTAACCCATAAATTCGTTGGTGACGAATAAACACAAATAATACTGAATAGAATACTAACAGGAGATTTTGCCTTATGAGACCTACAATTTCAATTAACATTCCATCCCCTTACCTCACAATTGAGGCATTTAGCCAGCACTCAGGGCTTTCAAAATCAACCATTCGCGACATGATTGCCGATGGTCGTTTGCCTGTCCGTGGTAAATCTGCCGATATGAAACGAGGAAAAGTACTGATTAACCTACTTGCTCTTTATACGGATGCATCGAAAGGCTGTGATGTTTCGCTTAATGCGTAACTGATTATTCGCTTTTGGAGAATTTAAACCATGTTTGATTATCAGGTTTCCAAACAAGCGCACTTTGATAATGCCTGTCGGGCATTTGCCACATCACACAAAGGTGAGCTTGTTCAGATTGCGAATGATATCGGCATGAACCCACAAATGTTACGCAACAAGCTAAACCCCGAACAGCCGCACTTAGTTACTTGTGCTGACCTGTTTAAGTTAACCGATGCCACTAAAGACCCATCATTGTTAGATGGTGTACTGGAGCAGCTTAATTGCCAGCCATCTGTCCCTATGACGGATATTGGTGATAACAATGTGCAAGGTTATTTATTAGGGGCAACCGCTGAGGTCGGTAAATTAGCCAACCATGTGGTTGATGGTGGGCATATCAACAGCGTACGGTCGGCGGAAATTAAGCAGAGCGTGAATAATGCGATCCGTTGTTTAGCCTTAGTTGGCGTCACCATCTCAGAACGTTTTCATTCAAACCCTGCATTAGTATCGGCAATTGATACGGTGGTAGGTTTTGGCCAATCAATGGTGTGATTATGAGTAATGAAAAAAGTGCATTAGAAAGATTAGCGGAAGCGACAGGTAAGGATTTATCAAAAATAGAATCATTTGTTATTCGATGTCAAAAAATGGCGGTAAAGAGAGCGATACTTAATATGTTAATTGATTCAATGATAGATGGTGCCTTAGATTTTGATACTGCTAACAAAATTCGTTTGGATATAAATAGAGAATTTGAAAAAGAATTCGGAGCTATCAATATTTTATTTTAAGGTTTAATAAATGACTCAAGCACACAAGCAGCAATATAAATACAAAGTTACGGGCGATTCATTTAAAGCAAAATCTAACAATGATTTAAAAGTGATTATCCCTGTAATTGTTTTTGCCACTATCTATTTACTCGCAAGAATATAGGTGGAAATTATGTATCAGAACCCAGTAGAGCTAGAACAACGCGCCCAATATCTGCAATTAGACCAGCGTATTAATGGGCTTAATAAAACATCAGAAATTAAATCAAAACACTTTGGTTTAAAAAATGATGAGCTGAAATATTTTATAAAAGAAATGCGCGACCGTTTTAATGAGCATCACGAAGAAAATAAAAAGTTTTTAGGCGTTATTTTCTATATGGCGAATATTGATAAAAGCCGCCACGATTGCCAATTTGAAGATCTCACTACTAAAGAGATTTTTAATATCGTTAAAGCCATTAATCACATAAAAGCCATTAGCGCATTTTTACCAAAAAACTTAGCTTTACCCCTTAATTAAATAACCGAAAAGAATTAATGACATTGATTTGTCAGGGATTTTTACATTCAAAATTTAGGAAAACAGATAAATGAATATACCAGAACCAACTTTTACACCTGTATTAGATAACAGCTCAAACGACGCTGTTTTAATGGATAGCTGCATCAACTGGAACCGCCAAGATGAGCGCAAGGTCTGTAATGACCGTTATGCGTCACGACTGCGCAAGTTACAAATGTATGTTCTGACTGAAAAGCCTGATTACGCGGCTATCAGTCAGTTAATCGAAAGTGAGATTGGACATATAGAAAATACAAAAGGAGCAATGTAATGACTATTAACCTCTTAGCGGGGCGTATTCAGGATACTTGCCATTATCAGCTCCAGGCGTCATACCAGAATCAACCCGTGCAACCCAAGCAGGGTAAATTTCGCCAGCAACCAGAGATGCAAGAAACTCATTCATACGTGAGGGAACCACAAAAACATCTGTCGGCATTGGCAAGTGTCGGTTGTCACCACTTTGAAAAAGCAAAATCGTCTTGCGCGTCGCCTGAATCGCAAGGTGTAAGTCTGACTCTAATTCTTCCAAAGAATCCCAAAACTCAGATTCAGGTATACGGGGGTGGTTACGTCCATGAATCATACTATCCAATCCGTGCTCAATTAGTTCTGTCCATTTTGCGTGCTCTATCCATTCGTTTGGAAAAATCGTGCGCAGGTGGTGCGCCAACGCATTTCGACAATCTTTTGATGGAAGCCAACGCCTTTCTATATGGTTACGAGTGGCGCGCTGAAAAACGCCGCAAACCTCGTACAACTCGCCAGCTGATAAGAGCCTTACTTCGTTTGGAGGAACGCCTACAGAAGACAACATATTAACAGTGTCTATATATCTTTTATTTTCAGGTTTATTCATTGAATACCTCAATCAATAGCGGCAGACCAAACAACATGCCGCTAACGCTTTTTAAAGTACCCCAGTTTCCTTTTTCATGAGGTTTAAATGACTACAGAGCTAAGCAATACAGTTAAGAAAACCTTATATTACAAGCCAGCGAAGCCTATTGAAAGGCCGTTTCCGACTTATCCAGAACTTCATGAAAAAGAAAAAAGAGCCAAAGCATTAGCCAACGCAGAAACGCTACTTTCAGAGCAACCTAAAATTGTTCAAATTAGCGTTAACAAACACTATGACGTGTTACTCAAAGAGCAAGGCCTTGAACGTGCAAACGCCTACCTTGCAAAGAATTTCTGTGAACGTATTTACCCAAGAGTTGAACAGGTCACAAAGCGCTACTGTTTAACGAATAAAAATTCTGAAACCTACCGATTTTTTAATTGGTTTAATGCGATGCCTGATATGTCGCGTAAATCCCTTGAATCATTAGCTCTTGAATTATCCGCTTTTGTGTTCACAACACTTTCAGACCTTAGTAAAAAACGCACTGATGAAGGTGATTTAAAAATTGCGCATATGCTGTATATGGAAGCGGCTGCAATCACCCAAGCCTATCACCAAGAACCGCCACGACTGGCGAAGCTAACCAAACGCTATTTTAACGAAAAGGACGCTTTTATTGCTATCGCACAAATGACGTCTGAAAAGTGGTGGCTAAACCGTTTACGCAGGCACGCATCAGAATGGCGCGAGCACTTAAACATTGCATTAACCAATGTCAGCAAGCGCAGTAGCCTTTATGCAAGCTCTATGGCCATGAGTGAATGGAAAGAGCAAAAGCGACGTACCCGTGAGTTTTTGAAATCAATGGAATTAGAAGATGAGGACGGTAACCGTTTTAGTTTGATTGATAAATATTATGGCAGTGTGGCAAACCCTGCCATTCGTCGAACTGAGATGATGGTCAGAATTCGCGGCTTTGAAAATATCTGTAATGAGCTTGGTTATATTGCTGAATTCTACACGTTAACAGCCCCATCTAAATATCATGCCACTACCATACATGGTCATCGTAACCGCAAATGGAATGGCAGTAGCCCTGCTGATACACAACGTTATTTAAGTAAAGTGTGGAGTAAGATGCGCGCTAAATTACATCGCAATGATTTGCGAATTTTTGGTATTCGCGTGGCAGAGCCGCACCATGATGCAACCCCACATTGGCATATGTTGTTTTTTATGTTGCCTGAGCAAGCGGATAGTATCCGCGAAATTCTTAGGGAATATGCCTTTGAAGAAGATGAAAACGAACTCATTACCGCCAAAGCCCGAAAAGCCCGTTTCCATGCCGAAGCCATCGACCCTGAAAAAGGTTCAGCAACGGGCTATGTGGCCAAGTACATTTCTAAAAATGTGGATGGTTATGCGCTCGATGATGAATTAGATGATGAAAGCGGTAAACCGATGAAAGAAGCCGCAATGGCTGCCGCTGCATGGGCTGGCCGTTGGCGTATACGCCAGTTTCAATTTATCGGTGGCGCACCTGTTACCGTGTACCGTGAATTACGCAAGATGGCGGATCATGATACTGCGGTGGGTTTAGATGTGGAGTTTGCTGTTGTACATGATGCCGCTGACTCAGGGGATTGGGCTGGCTATATCAATGCGCAAGGTGGCCCATTTGTGCGTCGAGACGATCTTATTGCTCGTCTGTGGTACCAAGAAAGCGAAGAAACCAATGCCTATGGTGAGGAAATCATACGGGTTAAAGGTGTATTTTCGCCTTTAGTGGGTTCTGATAGTCCGATTATTACCAGACTCAAGAGCTGGAAGATTGTGAAGAAGTTAGACGAAGCGATAGCGGAGTCTGTTTTTAGTGATGCGAACGCATCACCTAGGAGTTCTGTCAATAACTGTACGGAGGTTCTCGGTACGGTTAAAGATAAAAACTTAGCCATCCATAATATTGTAGATGCGGCCAAGTCTATTGGGATAGTTTTTGACCCTGATAAGGATAAACCGATGTTGCTTTCGTTATGGAAAGGAGCGGTTTATACAGAGAATGGCCAAAGCGTGAGGTTTCACGGGAATGGCCATATACAGAAGATTGTGACTAAGGAGCAGAAACGGAAATCGCACCTGATGAGGTGTGAATGGGTACGGGAAAACTATTAATATTCATTGTGTTCAGCGTTAAATTGCTGATAGGCCCTATGCTCACCTATTGGCTGATAAAGTTCAACTCTCAGTTTATCCACTCTTAAGTAAGAATTGTTTAAATCATCTTTTATAAAGTTTCTTATTTTTATTAATCCCGTAGTGTTTTCTAGTTTGATTACATCAAATACCTTATTAATTGTAATTAAAAATGTTCCTATATAATATATTATGCATTTAGCCATGCCTGACAAAGCAGCTACTCTTGAATAAATTATAATTTCATTTTGCAAATAAGCTTCAGACGCATTTATTTCAACATTAAGTAATTTAGTGAGTTCTGATTTTTCTTTATAAAAGTAACCTTCAAATTTTTCATCAATTTTAACATGACATACTTTCATTAAATTAAGAACTTCAGAATATACAACTTTCGCCTGCCTAAAAAACATAAAGGTAAAGTTTTCATTAATTTTTTCATTGGTACTAACAATATAATTATTGAAATTTTCTATCTCTCTCATTAGTTTAAGAGATTCTTTATTTAAGGATGAAATAAAATCACCACTAATTAGCTCATTATATCCGAGAGTTATACTAGAGATAGGGTAAATTTTTTTGTATAATTTATTTGGTGATTCAATTAACATTTTTAAATGAGGGTTAATTTCTTCAATTGCCTTAAACTCTTCAATGATATATTTATTGTGTGCATAAAAGCTATCTGAAATATTTTTAACTTCTGTGACTTGTATCTGTTTTTTAGTTTGTATAGTTCTATGGATATTAGAAATTAAAACGCCTAATGTAGGAATCAATGCTGAAACATAAAGAGCTGGGGCGCTCCTTTCAAATAAATATTTCAAATTCCCAAATGAAAGTAATTCTGGATTTAACAAAATAATTTGATATTCAATCCATGACGCAACTATCAATGGTAAAATTATACCAATCCAAAATATGGGCTGTTTAGCTAAGTTTTCCTCATTAAGACTTACTAAGCGTTTTAAAGCTGGTATTTGATAAGAAAAAAATGAATCTATTTTAAATTTATAAAAATTATCACTGTTTAGTTTTCCACCATATTCGTGCATAAACCAATCAGAAATGATGCAATATAAAACAAAAACTATCAGTAACGCATAAATAGTATCCATACTACCCCCTATCAAAATTTGCACAGAATTCTAATCGATCAAAAAATTTTAAACTACCTCTTTCATACTAGTTAAATTTGCTTTAGGGATAGCGAATAGTACACTTAGATTGTAGGTAATCTGATCAAATTGTTTAAAAATTAATGTAACTAACTAATATTATTAATATTTACGTATTCAGGGTTCCAAAAAAGTATTATTCATATATACTGTACAAATACACAGTATACAGATGAGATATTTGAATATGAGTGATGTTTTACGAGAGGCTGTAGCTTTTGAGCGTATCAGTGTGATTGCGAAGCTAGGCAGCTTAGAGACATGTAACGCCTGTGATATGCAGGTAGTATTAGAAATGATTACTGAAATTGCAGATGAAGCGAGGGAAAAACTAATAAAAAGTGGAACTGTACCAAACAACCAAGATCATTAGGTTTAAAATAATTGCTGGTTATATATAATTGGCAATTATTTTTTATGGATCGCGGACATGAAAGAAGAAGCAAAAGAAATCGTACAGGCGGTATCTGAAACAATCAAAGAAAGAGCAAGTAACCCTATTATTGTTACTTTCATTATTTCTTGGTGTGTTTACAATTGGAATGCACTTTTGCTACTCGCTTTTAGCAAAGAAGCTATTGCTAAAAGAATTGATATAGCCTCACTGCAATTCATAGAAACTAAATCGTGGTTGTTTCCTATCATTTTTACTGTTGGCTATTGTCTATTAAGTAAACCGTTGAATGCTGGGTTAAGAAAACTGATGGAGAAAATAGACCATTTTGTGATTTCTCTTGAATACAGTAGAGAAATGACAAAAGAAAAGCATGAAGAAAAACTTGAAATTTTGAAAGCTAAAAAAGAGATGGCTTTTGACAGCACGAAAACTGATGAAAAAAACAAAATTCAAAAAATGAATGAAGAGATTACAAAATCTAAGGATAGGGAAGGAGTTCTAACTCAAGAAGTAACAGTATTAAAATCTGAAAATGAAAGTTTAAAAGAAAAAAATTACCAATTTTGAAATCACACAAAAACAATTAAAAAATCAAGTTGCTAATACCGCGACTGAAAATAGTACCCTATCCCAGTCGAAGATTATGTTAGAAGAGAATGAAGAGCGTTTGAAGATAGAAATTAATAGTTTAAAAAAATGTTATATCTGACTTTGAAAAGCAAGCATCAGAACTCATTAAAGCTAATGATACGTTAAAAAGTAAAAATAACGACTTAGCAAAAAAAAGTTGAAACATATCAAAATCAGTTAAACCCTTTAATAAGTCCTAAGCTAGCTCAAATGCCAGTGTTTAGTGGTAGTAAGCTTAATGAGTTACAACAAAAAAATGATGCGTTAAAACGATCTTATCTAAATGATCTACAATTAGCATCTGATGCTTGGAAAAAAACAGCCCTTGGACATACACAAGCGATGGCTGATACATGGAAAAAAACAGCGTTAGATAATACACAAGCGATGGCTAATGCATGGAAAAATGCTTCACAAAGCCATACGCAAGCGATAGCTGATGCTTGGAAAAATACCTCAACTAGGTAATACACTATCAATGGTTGATGCTTGGAAAAAATCTCAGCTTAACGATGAGCTAGTAAGTACAAATTCACTGAAGTTAACTACTACCCCTTCTAATTCAGAAATTGCCTCCAATAAATTACCTCTAACTTCAGATAATAATGATACAAAAGATATAGTGGATGAGAGTAAACCAAAGGAATCAGACTAAAATAAAAAAGTCACTCGAAAGTGACCAACGAAAAATAGCTTTAAACGGGGCTGGACTTTAACAAGTCTAGCGCCATTTGGCGCTGTTCAGGGTTTAAATTCTGTATCATCGAACCAATCATTTTATTACTTTTCGCGCTTGGGCTAATCGTATGGTCAAACGTTAGGCTTAATACATAAGTATGGCCGCATTCGACGTCACTACATGCACAATAGAGATCTGAAATTTCACGATGCTTTCTATTTGATTTACGAATAATCGCCTTTTCCCCGCACTCAGGGCAGAATATTTTTAATACTCGCATGTTCCAAATCTCCGCTTGATAATGACCCCGTAATTTTACCTTATTTTTGCGCATTTTTCATTTCCCTATGACAGTTAAATTCCGTAAATATCATTAATTTTGCGTTATTCTTAATTCAATTGGTGGCTATCTTCTTGAAAAGTGATCTTTAAATGATCGGGTACCTCACCATCGTTATTTATCGCGTTAGCAAACATCCGCTGAACAGGAATAATTTCATCTTGTCGATAGGCTTCACGGGCATTACGTGGGTCACCTAAACCGCCCACATTGCCCGGAATAATCCCCGCTAACCCCGCAGGGAAACGGTGCGCGGTTAAAATATCCTGCGCACTGATGTTTTTCACATTGCTAAATTCATCATTGGCCGAAATATCCCCCACAGGAATAAATTTGATACCGTCCGCATCCCCATTAGGAATATGCACAAACATGGTTTCAAAGTTACCAATCCCTTTGCTTTGCTCTAATTTTTTGGTGATCATCACCTCCACTTCATCGGTCAGCATTGGGTCATTACAGAAAATCATCCCCCCTGTATGCGCTCCGTTGTGGTAGTAACGACGACGAAAGATGGTGGCCTCACTGTTTAACATGGCCGCATGGATGCCCCCGATATAATCGGGGATGCCATACACTTGCTGTTGGGGGTCATATTGCTTGATATAAATCACATCGTCGGGGGTATACACCATCGGTTCGCCTTCTTGCAAAATCACAAAATCATTGTTTTTACGACGACGCATAAACAGTGCAGGCAGCACATACAGCCCAACCACTTCCCCGTAATAATTGCGCAGTTTTAAGATGGGCGTATCACCAAACACAATATAATCTAATACGCTAGCACGCAGCTCCTGATGCGTCAGGCCACCGCCCCGATAGTCTGATAACACCATATTCGAACGCGCATGGATAACGCCCCCGTGCTGACCATTTAAATTGACCAATTGCGCCAAGGCAGTGCGGTCTATGGGCAGGCTGTAATGGTCATAATCATTATCATACCAAATGTTTTGGTATTCCGTATGGGTGGTTAAAATCGGTTCTGGCTTGCCTAATGTGATGATGTTCATCGATTTTTGGCTCGTAGTTTGTTTTTGTGCAGTTTTCCGTAACTTTTTCTTACTCATCATGCAGCCTTTTGAAATTTGTATTTAGATTTACGCTGTCTTTCATTGTTTAGCGGTTCATTGGCCACGGCGTGTGAGGTGGCAAAAAACACGTCTGCGTGACCCGTTTCCTTACTGCGATCCGCGATAAAGGTCATTGAACCTCCTTTACCCGTGGTGGTGTGCCTGATGGCTAAGAAGCTGGCCATGATTTCTTTTTGCTCAACGTCCCAGGCAATGCGCTGCTCATCCACCAAATCAATCATTTTGAGGACTAATTGGGTTTTGGTGTTTTGGCTGTAGTGAATAGCGGTAGTGACGCGCGGGGCAAAGTCGGCCACCATCTCATACACCCCGTGACCAATCCCCGTGGTGTCGATGCCGATATGGGTAAAACGGTATTGGCTGTACAGGTCTTGAATTTGTTTGGCTTGGTGCTTCCAGCTCATGCCCTGCCAATAAAAAGTGGCGAGGATGCGAAAATATTCACCTGCGACCAAAGGCGGTGCGACTATCACAAAGGTGGAGGTATCCCCCGAACGTGCAGGGTCGTAACCGCCCCAAACCTCTTTATCACCAAACGGCCGTGCGGCATTAATATCGTGATCATCCCAAACACCAATATCAATGGCACACTTTTCAAGGTCGTTGTATTTGAAAACGGATGCGCCACTGTCCACAAACACGCACATATACAGCATGTTAAAGGTGTCTTTGTTATAGCGGTTGCGCAGTTTTTCAATGGATGCCAGATTAAACCCGTTGCGGACGGCATCTTCAATGGTAATGACATAGCGCCATTGGCCATCGGGGCAATCACGGCCACCGTCTTGCATCTGTGCGAATGAGGGAAATTCCACATTTTTACGTTTGGCATCACTACCGCGCCACTCGTCACCCGTCCAAAACGGGTAAGCGGGATGGGTTTTGGCACTCGGAGTGGAAAAATAGGTGGTGCGCCATTTATCGTGGGTCGCCATCGCAGAGGCCACTTCATTCAGGCGTTTAAAATCAGGTACCCAAAAATATTCATCACAGTAAAGGTGGCCACTGTAAGATTGGGCGGTGTTTTTATTGGTGGATAAAAAACGCAGCTCTGCGCCATTACTTAAACGGATGGGGTTACCCGTGAGCGTGACACCAAAGAATTTATCCGCAATATTGACGATATAAGAACGGAACACCTCCGCTTGCGGTCGTGAAGCGGATAAAAAGATTTGCGGATCGCCCGTGAGTACCGCATCTTCAAACGCTTCAAAGGCAAAGTACCACGTCGCCCCGATTTGGCGTGATTTAAGGATATTGCGAATGGCCTTTTTAATATTAATGCGCAGGTGTTTTTGGTAACCAAATAGCATTTCATCCGCGAATTTCTGAAAGTCTTCTGGGGTCAGCTCAGAGATATCATTTTTCTTATAGCGACGTTTTTTTCTTGGTTTCGCCATCGTCACTTACACTGTATTCCCCGCCAGACTCGGCTTGCGCTTTGATTTCAGCCAGCTTTTCCTTGTGCTTATTGGCCTGCGCCATCAATTTGACGTGATGGGCAATCAGCCTGTCGAGCTCCTCCAGTTCAAGTTCCGTTTTTTATTGCGCTCCGATAACAGCGCAATGCGTCGGTTAATTGCCTCCAACACGCTCTCATGGTTGAGCATATCCGCCCAACACCATTTTTGCGCCCAATAGTAGACAATCCGCCTGTTAGGTAGGTTAAGTTCCTCCGCAATTTCAGCGGGGGTATAGCGTCGCAAGTAAAGTGACTTGGCGACCTGTATTTTTGCATCTGAGTGTTTAGCCATAGTGGTGCCATTGTGCAATGTTCAGAAATTGCAGGCATCTACCTGTTTTCGGTAATAGCAGGATAACCGAACTCAACCATTCGCACCGTGAATAAGAATTGGCAATACTGATGGCTCAAAAGGAACGGAATGCAGCTAAGGATTTTGAATGTCGCAATTACGCACAACATGGCTCTGCATTGCCACGGAAGGTGAAACCGTTGATGGTCGGGAAATTCTGCCCGAGGAAATTATCGAAATGGCAGAAACCTATGATACCGATTTGTACACCGCCATGATTTGGCCTCGGCACAATAAGCCAGGTGAAGACCGCGGTGTTCCACTCGGTGAGGTGGTGGAGTTACGCGCAGATACCGACGAAAACGATACGTTACGTTTGTATGCGGTACTTAGGCCTTTTACCCGTTTATTGGAAATGAACAGCCAAAACCGTGGAGTGTTTACCTCGGTCGAGATGAATACCGATTTTCGCAATTCAGGCGTGACATATTTAGAGGGCTTGGCGGTAACGGACACCCCAGCCAGTGTAGGTACGACAAGGCTCGACTTTAGTCGTCAAAAACAAGGAAAACGAAAAATGGTAAAACCCGCAAAGAAAACATGGCGTCAGCACTTTGGCATTGAAGAAGTCAAAGAAGAAAAGCCAACCGAGACCACCGTTAACGATGAGGTGTTATCGGGTATGGCAGCAGATTTGGCGGCAGCACTGAGCAAAATCGCTGAATTAGAAACCATGTTGGAACAAGCGCAAAGTGATGTGGAAGTGGTGAAAGAGGTCGTGGACACGGAAGATTTCGCCAAGCTGCGCAACAACTTACCGGAAATCACCAAATCATTCAGCAAAGTGGCGACCCAACTCCCAGGGAAAAACCCCGCAGGCCGTAAAGAGTTTATACACCTCTAATCCGTTGTGATCAGAGCCCATTACTGAATTTTGGAGAGGGATTTCCATGTTTTTAAACAATACGGCCAGAACGTATTTAAAAGGCCATAAATCAGGCCTTGAACGCTCATACAACATTGATGATGCGTCGAAATATTTTGCCATCACGGAACCGAAAGAAATTGCGTTACGTAAAGCGATTATGGAATCCGTTGAGTTTCTCAACTTGATTTACTGCGCGGACGTTGACCAATTGGCTGGCCAAGTGATTTCGGTGGGTAACCCAGGGTTATTCACGGGGCGTAAGAAAGGCGGCCGTTTCATGCGTGAAACGGGGATTGATGGCAATGAGTATAAATTAGCCGAAACCGACTCAGGGGCGTTTTTTACCGTGGGATGTGCTGTCCGTTTGGGCAAACTCAGGCGGTGAAAATGAGTTTTACCAACGGATGCAAAACTTCGTGAATGAAAGCTTTGCCCTCGACATGTTGCGTATTGGTTTTAACGGTACGCATGTGGCCGATAGCACCGATGCGAAAGAGTACCCGAACGGGGAAGATGTGAACAAAGGGTGGCACCAAATTGCCAAAGAATGGGACGGCGGCAAACAAGTGATCTCCGAATCCATCACCTTGGATGAAAAAGGCGATTTCCGTTCGCTCGATGCGATGGCGCAAGAGGTGGTAAACACCTGTATTCCTGTGCAATACCGCACCGACCCACGCCTTGTGGTGTTAGTGGGCGCTGACTTGGTGGCTGCGGAGCAACATCGCTTATATCAAGCCGCCGACCGCCCAACGGAGAAAATTGCCGCGCAATTGCTGGGTACCACCATTGCAGGCCGTGCCGCGTATATCCCACCATTTATGCCAGGGAAACGCTTAGTGGTCACCACGTTATCCAACTTGCACCTGTACACGCAGCGCAATACCCGCCAACGTAAAGCGGAATTTGTGGATGACCGTAAACAGTATGAAAACAATTACCTGCGTAACGAGGGCTATGCGTTGGAATACCCTGAGCTGTACGGGGCAATTGATGAGTCAGCGGTCACTATCGGTGAACTCGTTGAGCCGAAAGACACGGTAGAGACAGAGTAATGTTATCACCAGGTCAACGCCACCGCTTAAAAGTGGAAATGCGCCAAAAGCTGGAACAGCAACAGGCAATTGCCATTGCCGATGGCGAAAGTATGCACTTACAAGCGCGTGCCGTTGACAAGGATGCCGCACGGCTCAAAGGGATGACCAACGCAGAACGCACCGAGATAAAACGGCAGGAATTTTTGCCCAATTATCTGCCGACTGCCCAGCGTTATCTGGACGACGGGAAAATCTATAAAAACCCGATTTTTGCCTACTGCGTCGTCTGGCTGTTTGATGTGGGGGAATTCCAGCAAGGACTGGATTGGGCGGACATCGCCATTGAGCAAGGACAGCTTACCCCAACAGGCTTTAAAAGTGGCTTTCCTGCTTTTGTGGCTGACACCATCTTGCAATGGGCGCAGCTTGAAAGCGAAGCAGGTCATGCCATTGAGCCCTATTTTTCGCGCACGTTTCACAACGTCACCGAAAAATGGCGCATTCACGAAAAAATTAAAGCCAAGTGGTACAAATTTGCAGCTTTGGACATCCTCAAAGGGGATAACAGCGAAGCGAAAGCCAGTGCCATTGATAACGTGGATGATTTAGAAAAAGCCGATGCCTACCTTGCTAGGGCGCATCAGCTAAACCCGAAAAGTGGCGTAAGAACCCATCGCACGCGCATTGCTATGCGGCTGCGAGCACTTACTGCCGAATGACTACCGCAAGCCAAGTGGGCGCAGCTGAGGCAATGCAATTGATTGCAATTGGCCATGGAAGCTGGCCTTGCCCACTTTTTAATTAAGGACAGCCCATGTTTGATGGTAATAGCGGTAATTATCGCCAAGAAATCATTACCAATGACGGTTTTTGGCCAGATGTGGATTTACTGGAATTTCAGAAAAGCCGTTCGTTGCCGACCAGTATCGATACGGATTTTTTAGCCGATGCACTATTGAACACCATCACAGAAATCAATGGTGAGCTGATAAGCGTGAAAAATCAACATCACGCCAAAGGGTACCACCAAGCGGCAGAAGTACCTGGTGTGCAACGTAATGGCCGCAATGCCTTATGTGCGCAGTATTTAAAAGCGGTGTTTGCGCGAGCCAAAGCCGATTTATTGGGGGAATACAGTTCTATCGTGAACCGTGCCCCGAACTCGCAGCAAGAAAGCCCTGAACTGCGTAACCGCCTGTTAGCGGAATCTTCATTAGTGATCCGCAATATGAAAGGCTTAAAACGTGCCACGGTAACCATGATATGAGCAAATTGCAGCAACTCACCGCCTTTTTAAAGGCTAACTTGCCCGATGGCGTGTGCAATGTGGAATTTTCCAGCGTCATGGACAGCATTCAGTTTATCCCTGCGCAGCGCGATTTGGGCAATGGCCAATACCGAATGCACATCAAACAATATGACGCGACGATTGCGTGGGGGCGTTTTCCCTATCGCCAAGTAAACCCTGATTACATCGGTATTTTGATTGATGCGTGGCTCAATGAAAATGACGATATCGACGATATTCAATTGGATTTAGAGCGCCCATCAATGGACGTGGATTTAAATGAAAGCCACCAAGCGGTGGTGATTGTCACGCTGCAACTGGCGGAGAACGTCAACATGCGAGAGGACGAAAACGGCATTGTGCCGATGGATGGTAAGCGCTGGACACTGTGCGACCCCGATGTGTGGATTGCCCAAGAAGCGGATATTGCAGGCGTTCACTCATGATAAGCGGCCAGTTAAACCAAACCCAATTTAACACGCTGCAAGAGGCGCTTAAACGGTTTGATTTAACCCCGAAAAAACGCCAACGCCTGTTATGGCGCATCGCGAAATATGGCGTGATAGCGGCAGCAAAACGAAACGTTCGCAACCAACAAACGCCCGAGGGCGAACCGTGGCCACAGCGCCAGGGAAACTGGCGTAAAAAGATGCTGCGCAATATGCCCAAAGTGCTGCACATCAAGGAACTACCCGAAACTGAAAGTGTGCGGATTTACCTCAAAGGGGGCAAATACCGCAACGGCAAAAAACACATTCCTGCGGGTGTTGTGGGCTATTCGCAACAACATGGGATGAACGTGACCGTGAATAAATCCAGCTTTAAATCTGAGCGCGATAAAACACGGCCAGCCACTAAGAAGCAAGCTAAAAAAGTTGCGGGCGCTGGGGTACAAGGAGCGCAAAGGCAAAGGCTGGCGAAAACCGCCTGTTAAGGCTATTGAAAGCGGGATGAGCTTTGCCAAAGCAGGTTTATTAATTCGCACCTTAAGTGATGAGACACCGCAAAATTCATGGGTGATTGATGTGCCAGCGCGTGAGTTTTTGGGCATCAATCAAGATGAATTTGAAAAAGCCCTCGCACGGCAACTGCAAGGGATTGGGTTTGGTTAAACAACCATAAAAGAGGGATTTTTTATGACATGGCCATCTGTACAGGTGAACCAAGTAAATCAGCTTCAAGGGGAAACCAAAGAGGTTGAACGCACGGTATTGTTTATGGGAACAGGCAATACCAACGTGGGTAAAACGGTTTCCGTCAACACACAAACGGATTTCGATGATGTGTTAGGCCGTGAAGATAGCGACCTGAAACGCAATGTGATGGCCGCCATGAATAACGCGGGGCAAAACTGGTCGGCGTATCTTCATGTGCTAGCTATCGATTCTGAACCACTGGCGTTTGTGGATGCGGTGCTTGCCGCGCAAGACGTGGCCAGTGTGGAGGGTTACGTTTTATTGACCGCGGCCAGCAAAGAAGTCATTGATGCCGCCAATACCTTGCGTGAAACCTTAATCGCCAAATATGGCCGCTGGGTATGGTCAATCATTACCGTGGATACCCCCACCAAAGACGAAAGCTGGCCAGATTATGTGGCTCGCATTATTGCCTTACAAAAAGGCATCGCCGCCCCATCAGTACAACTGGTGCCACAACTGTGGGGTAAAGAAGCGGGTGTATTAGCAGGCCGTTTATGTACCCGTTCGGTAACTATCGCAGACACGCCTGCGCGGGTAAAAACAGGCGCATTAAAAGACATGGGCGCAACGCTCCCCCTTGATGGCACAGGCAAAGAGATTGATTTAGCGACTTTGCAGGCGTTAGAGAAAAACCGCCTCAGTGTGCCGATGTGGTACCCCGATTACGACGGTTTGTATTGGGCAGATGGGCGCACATTAGACGTGGAAGGCGGTGACTTTCAAAACATCGAAAACCTACGCATTGTCGATAAAGTGGCGCGAAACGTGCGCATTCGGGCGATTGCCAAAATTGGTGACCGTAGCCTAAACAGTACGCCCAATTCCATTGAAACCCACAAGAGCTATTTTGCCCGTGTGATGCGTGAAATGGCGCGTTCTAGCCAAATCAACGGTATTACGTTCCCAGGGGAATGCAAACCGCCACAGGATAGCGATGTGGTGATCACTTGGATGAGCAAAACCAAAGTTGCGGTGTATTTTGTGGTTCGCACTTATGAGTGCCCAAAAGGCATTGAAGCGAGTGTGATCTTAGATACCAGCTTGGAGGGCGCAGCATGAGTAAACGGATTTCGGGTCAGTCGTTTGATTTCAACCTAGACGGCTCACTCATTCATGTTGAGAAATCAACGTTAAACCTTACGGATAACACGGGCGTTGCTCAAACTAATGGTATACCCGATGGTTGGGTATCTGGGGATGTGTCTGGCGAAGGTGAGCTGGAATTTAGCACTAAAGCGTTAGCCATTTTAAAAGCCAAAGCCCGTGCAGCTGGCTCATGGCGCAGCATCCCCGAAGTGGATTTGATGTGGTACGCCAAAGCAGGCGGCGAGGAAATGAAAGTGGAAGCCTTTGGCTGCAAATTGCTGCTATCGGACATTTTAGATCATGACCCGAAAGGCGGTACCACAGTCAATTTAAAGGTGAAATTCCTTGTCACCAGCCCTGATTTTGTGCGCTTGGATGGCATTCCTTACCTTGAGTCAGAATTGACAGATAAATTAATCGGTTAAAAGGAAAAGTGTTCATGGAAGAACATGAAAAAACATTTATCACTTTGTTTTTTATGGGGGTGCTTATTGCCGTTGGCAAAATCCTCACCAGTGACGAACAAATTACCGCTCGTTTGTTTTTCGGGCGTGTCTTTCTCGGTGCGGCAATTTCAGTCATGGCAGGTGCCGCGCTGATTTGGTTCCCCAATATCTCCCCCTTAGCAGTCACGGGGATTGGTACCGCTTTTGGGATCGCAGGTTATCAGTTAGTTGAAATGTGGCTTAAAAAGCGTGGAAAAGCGTTATTACAAGGAAAGTTAAAAGATGACATTAAGTGAGAAACAAGCCTTATTCACCGTGATGATTGGCAGGCTGATTTTATGGGCAGATGAGCACGGCTACCGACTGACCTTTGGTGAAGCCTTTCGCACCACCGAACAAGCCAGCGCGAATGCCAAAACAGGCAAAGGCATCAAAAACAGCTTGCACACCTCACGTTTAGCGGTGGACTTTAATTTATTTATCAACGGTCAGTATCGTGAAGATACCCCAAGTTATTTGCCTCTAGGCGAATATTGGGAATCTATCGGGGGCACTTGGGGCGGCCGATTTAACGATGGCAACCATTTCAGCTTAGCCCATAACGGGGTGAAGTAATGGCCAAACAACTTGCGTTGGTATTCGCGCTAGGAATAGCGGCCTTTGGCGCAGGTTGGTGGGTGAATGGGCTTTATCACGACAGCTTACAGCTCAACATTGAACGCGCTGCCAAACAAGCAGGCGATAAAGCCCGAGCTGAAGCCCAAGCCATTTCCCGTGAGTCTGCGCGTCAGCTTGAAAACCAATTGGAGAACATTGCCAATGCGACGCCCAAAGAAATCAGAACCGAAGTTATTAAACCTGTGTTCACTAACGTGTGTGTTAGTCCTGAGTTTGTCAGCGTGTACAACCGCGCCGCCGAGCGTATCGAGCGAGAGTTATCAGGAAAACCTGTTAACCAAATGCCCAATCTTGTTGCCGAGACTGAACGGGCAAACGGGCAAGCACATCAGTGAACCGTTAGAACTGTTTTTAACCTTGTACGGCAATTGTGCCGCACGCCACAACCAGTTAGTGGATGACATTAACCGCAAAAGGAATTGAATTATGAGCCAACCAATCACATTAGACATTGCCGGAAAAGATTACCGTTTCGAACCCAACATGACCGCCTATAACGGATTTATCAATGAAATGGCGATGGATAACAAAATTGCCCCTGCCCACACCTATTTACGTCGCATTGTGGTGAAAGACGATAAAGATGCGCTGGATGAGTTATTGAAACAGCCAGGTGCCGCGCTGCAAATCGCCTCATCCATCAATGAGCAATACGCCCCGAAATTGGAAATCAGCGTAAAAAACTGAGGGCACGGGTTGAATCTATTGAGCGTAATGAGTTGGAGCAATTTATTGCGCTGCGTCGTCATTACTATCCTCATGATAATGATGAAATTGATAGTTTGGCTCGTGCTGCATGGCTGAATAACCAACACTGGGAAAATATGCGCATTGCCGTGGCCAATGGCATTGCACTGGCGTTAAAGGGTGATAAATGAACTCATTAGATTTTACCTTAAGCTTAATTGATAACGTGACACAGCCGTTAAAACAGGCTCAGTCTGCGTTATCCAATTTTGCCAATGAGAGTCAAAAAGCCTTTACCCAAAGCGCCATTGGCGTTGCAGGGTTAGCGGGTGCGTTATTTTCCTTAAAAGGCCTACTTGATCCCGCGCTGCAAATGAATGAAGCGCTACAGACCGCCAGTTTACAAGGTGTGGATGCTGGCGCGATGAAAAACGTCACCCAAGCGGCCATGAAATTCAGTGCGCAATATGGCAAATCCTCGGTGGAGTTTACCCAATCTGCGCTCACCATCCGCAAAGCCATTCAAGGCGTAGCCGATAACGAACTGCCTTATTTAACCACGGTGACCAATACCACGGCCACCGCCTTAAAAAGTACCGCAGATGAAACCACTGCCTATATGGGGCAGATGTTTTCGCAGTTTTCCACCTACGCCAGCCAAGTAGGCAAAAGCCAATTTGCCGAAGAACTGGCAGGCAAAGCGCTGTATATGTCGCAAACCTTTGGTACCTCAATGGCTGACATTACAGGGTTAATGGAGGGCGCAAGGTCGGCAGGGACTCACTTTGGTGTGGGTATCGATGAACAGTTAGCCGTGTTGGGGGAATTACAGCGCACATTGGGCAGCGAAGCCAGCAGCGCTTATGAGGGCTTTATGACGGGCGCAGCGGATGGGGCTAAAAAACTGGGGCTGAGCTTTGTCGATGCGTCGGGAAAAATGAATTCCTTGCCGGAAATGTTGGGCAAACTACAGCAAAAGTACGGTAGCAATATCGACGGTAACCTCAAGGCGCAAAAAGAAATTGAGGCCGCTTTTGGGGATTCGGCCATTGTGGTGAAGCAGCTCTATGGCGATGTGGATGTGTTACGCAAAAATATCACCGCCCTGGGCGCGAACGATGGCATGAAACGTACCCGTGAAATGGCCGAGCAATTGGCCGATCCGTGGGAACGCTTACTGGCCATTTGGACTAACGTGCGTGTGGCCGTGGGGATGACGCTACTACCTGTCATTAATCCACTGGTAAATAAAATTGCAGAGATGGGGCAAACCGTCCAGCGTTGGCTCACATTGTTCCCCAATATCGCCAAATACGTGGCTATATCGCCACCAGTATCACAGGCGTGGCCGCTGCGGGAGCGATGGCCAATATCGTGATGGGCATTAGCAAATTTATTTGGGCGGGGTTAGTGGTGGTCTGGAAACTGAGCCTTGCCACGTTGAAATTAATCCCTGGGGCGGTCTGGCTGGCCAATAAAGCGATGGTAATTTGGCAGGCTACGTTAAAACTTTTGCGCGGTACCTTGTTGGCGCTACGGATAGCCGCCATCACCGCAGGCATTGGCTTCAACCTAATGAGCTTACCCATCATTTTGATTATTGGGGTGATTGCGTTATTAGGTGTGGGAATTTATTACCTGATTAAACACTGGGATGCAGTAAAAGCAGCCATCCAAGATACCACCACATTTAAAGTGTTGGCCGCAGTTGTGATGGCAGTTGGCCAAGTGTTTAGCGATGTATGGGAATGGATTGGCCAAGGTTGGGAAACGCTGTGCAATTGGTTTGGTGAGTTTTCATTAACCGAAACCTTTGAAGCGGTAGCCAACAGCATTCGCGATATTTTCGGCAATGTGTGGGCGTGGGTAAAACAGACTTTTGCAGATATCTATAACTCGTTTGTCGATACGTTAAATTATTTGCCCGGCGTTGAAATTGAACGCATGGAGGTCAACACTCCAGCCGCCCAAGCCACCAATAGCGTGCCTGATGTTGAGGGCATGGCGGCGGTCGATATTATTCGTCAGCAACAATTGTTTATGCAGGCACAAGTTGAGCAAGCGGAGCCCATTACCAATACACAAATATTAACGGGCAAACAGCTCAAAGGCATTGATAAAAATGGCATTGGGAAAAATGCCGTGGGGTCGACAACCAGCCATGTGGACAACAGCAAAAACGTTGAAAACATCACCATCAACGTGGAGCAAATGCCATCACCACAACAATTAACCGAATATGAGATGTTAGCGCATGGATAGCCAATACATTGATTTATTAATCACTCAGCGTGATTTTACCTTGAATTCAGGCAGTGAGCCGATTTTGTGCAATAACCGTGTTTCCATCGCCCAAGATTGTGTCCATGCCATTATGGAAAGCGGCTTGGCCACACAACTGGTAGGCGAACGCAGCCCCACCTTACGGGCAGATATTCGTAACCAGATTGAGATGCTTGTGGAAAATGACGAGCGCATTGTTCCAGGGACAATTTCCATTCACGAAGAATCGCCCGTGAAATTGTGGATCACCGCAGAAACTTACGATTTTGGCCGCATGGATGTGGGAGTGGATTATGGCGACTAAACCCGACATTGATTATGAAAAAGTCCTGCAAGATAGCGGGATGCCAACCACTGAGGCTGAAATTCACTCGCAATTTAACCAAGTGGTGGCCGATGAGGGGCTAGTGACCAATACCTCACGGATGTCCCCGTTTTGGCGACTGATTACCACCATCGTGACCAAACCCGTGATGTGGTTAAAAGAGGCCTTGGTCAATGTCGTCATGCGCAATATGTATTTGGCCACCGCATCAGGGGCATGGCTTGATTTATTTGCTTGGGGCGTCAACTTAACCCGCAAACCTGCCACCCAAGCGCACGGTGTCATTCGCTTTTATAAAGTGGCAGGCGCTAGCGCGGTCACTGTGCCCAAAGGCACCATCATCCAAACGGAGCGCATCGCGGGGGTGATTTACAGCGTGAGTACCACCCAAGCCGTAGAGATTGCCGCAGGCCAGCAAAGCCAGTTAATCCCTGTGATGGCAGATATGGCAGGCGGTGCGCACAACCTCGCCCCAGGCTATTTTCGTATTTTGCCCGTGGCCGTCGCAGGGATTGAACAAGTGCAAAGTGAAAATGACTGGTTAACGACGCCAGGCGCGGATGCCGAAAGTGACGATGACTTGCGTGACCGCTGCCGCAACCAATTCAATTTAGTGGGGAACTACCATACCGATGCGGTTTATCGCGGCATGATAGCCAGCCTTGTGGGCTTGAGCATTGACCGTATTTTCTTTTTACATGATGCGCCCCGTGGCGCGGGTACCGCCAATGCGTATTTATTATTAGACAGTGGCGTGGCAAGTCAGCCTTTTATCGACCAAGTGAATGAGTATGTGATGAACCAAGGCCATCACGGCCACGGTGATGATATGCAGTGCTTTGCCATGCCAGAAACACAGCATGCGTTAGTTTTAACCGTATTCGTCGATAACCTCGGCAACTTTAGCGCGGAACAACTGGGCAGCTTAAAAAATGAGGTGAACGATTTGGTGCGCTGCGCCTTTCGTGAAAACAGCTTGTACCAGGTCAAACAGACATGGCCATATTCACGGTTTTCATTTTCGAATTTGGGGCGCGAGCTGCACCGCCAGTTTAGTGATATTCAGTCACTGTATTTTTCATTGGGGGATATCACCAGCGAGCTCAACGTGCCCCGCTTAACATCGTTAGTGGTTGAGGTGAAAAATGTCTGACTTTCACGAAAAACTTAAACGCCTTGCACTGCCAAGTTGGATGGACAAAGGCGAGCCCGCCAAGCTACTGGCAGCATTACGTCGTTTCTGGACGATGATTTACGGCTGGCTAACGTGGCCATTAGCGCAATTGGATGCTGAAACCTGCACAGAAGCATTACTGAACTTACTGGCATATCAGCGGGATATTCAGCGCTTCAATGGTGAGCCATTGGACTTATACCGCAAGCGGGTGAAATACGCCTTTATCAACGCCAAAGACAGCGGCAGCGTGGCGGGGTTTATCGCCATTTTTGAACGGTTAGGCATTGGTAAAGTACTGATTAAAGAGCGCCAGCCGCACATTGATTGGGACGTGATTATTTTAGTGCTCAATGATGAGCAACTCTCACGCGCCCCTGATTTGCTGATCAACATTATTTACCAGTATGGGCGCACCTGCCGCCGCTATCAGTTTGAAGTGATTAACGATTATCAACTGAATATGCGAGTGGGCAGCATTGAGGGCGAGCACATCAGCTATTACGCAAAACTGCCTGTGCCTATTTTGACGCTGCGAGTGGGTGAAATCGCCAATGATATTCAAATCAGTTATGCGACGCTGCAAGGAAGCAGCGCTCCCAATATGACCTATGGGGCATCATTAAAAGGATAAATTATGTCATCAGTCATTACCTTTGAATTTGAGCACTACAAAGCGCAGGAAGCCGCAACAGGTAAACCCATCATTTTAGATGAGTTTGTGTTTGCCTTAGTGCCAAATTTAGACCCAAAGAAGCCCATTGAACGTACTGAACAATTGCCCGATGCCAAACACATTGTGCATCGCCAAGTGATTAATAAAGCGGGATTAGTCAGCGAAAATGCGGTGGCTTACAGTGTGACGTTGGGCACGGAAATCGGTGATTTTGAATTTAACTGGATTGGGCTGTTGAACAAGGCCAACAATTCCGTGGCGATGATCACCCATGCCCCGACACAAAAGAAACTGCGCACGCAAGGTGGCCAACAGGGCAACGTCTTAACCCGCTCATTTTTACTGGAATTTGACGGAGCGGCCAAAGATACCGCGATTAATACCACCGCAGAAACGTGGCAAATTGATTTTACGGCTCGCCTAACGGGGATCGATGAAGCGCAACGTCTCATTAATACCGACAGTTACGGTGAGGCAGCGTTTTTTGGCTCTGCCTTTGAAGTCAATCGCCATGGCGAACAATTTACCGTAAATAGCGGTTTAGCCTATGTGGGCGGCTTGCGTGGTGAGTTGGCTAAAAGCCAAGTATTCAATAAATTGCGTGATACCCACATTTATGCGGATTTTAGCTATCAGGGTAACTTACTCAGCCAATGGCAAACGGTGGTTAAACTCACCACGGGCAATCAACTCAAACACTATGTGGATACCAGCGGCTATGCCCATTTTGTGTGTGCCATCGCGGCGATTGATAAAACTGGGGCAGTCACCGATTTACGCCCGCAAGGGGCGAAATGGGAACAAAGCATCGCGCAAATCAAGCAGCAATATGCGCTAAAAAGTGAGATGAAATCATGGCGCTATGTCGCCAAAGGCAATGAAATGACCCTCACCCCAAACGAGGTGTTTCATCACTGTTTGCTGTTTATTAATGGCCTTGAGCAATACGCCAATTATTCTTTTGCCGTTGAAAACAACACGATTTATTTAGCCGAGCCGTTGCTAAAAGACGACCACATTGAGGTACTGATTAATGTGCCGGTGATTAGCCCACGTGCATTACATACCGGTTCTGAAACTGATGTGTTACGCAATGAAGTGGAGGCGCTTAAAAGCACGGTGAAGAATTTAAAGGGAAAGGATTTTATTAGCGCAGATAACCAGAACTTGGCAGCCATCGGCTCTGATGAAAACATTTTTATTTCAGAAAAACAGTTGCAGCACATTCACGACATTGAAGTCGAAACCACCATTAAAGGGAAATAGCGAACATGGCAATTAAACGCACGATCACACTGAATTTTAAAACTTCTGACGGTAAAACCTTACCCGCGTCTTTTGATGTGAGTGACGGTGAATCCGCCTTTGAGGTCTGGAAAAAACTGCCAGGGAATGCAGCCAAAACAGAGGCGCAATTTTTTGCCGAGCAAAAAGGCACTGATGGTAAGAACGGCACCAATGGTGCAGATGGTAAAAACGGAAGTAATGGCGCACAAGGTGCCAGTATCGTCAGTGTCTCAGTCCAAGTTAAAGAGAATCCGTGAGGTGACGCATGGCGAAAGGTCGCACGATCACACTGACATTTAAAAACAGTGCTGGTACTAACTTGCCGCCTGTTTCTTTCGTGGTGAATGACGGTGAAAAAGGCGATAACGCCCATATTCAAGTCACGTCCATTATTCCAACGGTCAAGGGTGGCGAGGTTTCTTTTAACATCGGCAACGTGGTGGTGTTATCGGTACAAATTAATGGCATCACCCAGCCCCAAGGCTATGCGTACACCGTGGAAGGAACCACATTGTATTTGGCCGAAGCGTTGAAAAATGGCGATTTTATATCTATTGAGGTAACAAAATGAGTAAACCAACAGGGAAGTTGATCCGCATGACCCCCGCCAGTATTGGTGCGGTGCCCGTCGGGCGAAAAGTAAATAATAAACCGCTTAGCGCGGATATTTCGTTAAGTGCGGGGGATGTGGGGGCGTATGGTAAAACCGAGTCTGATAATAGATATCAGCCTAAAGGTAATTATGCCCCAACAGGCAACTATGCCGCTAAAGGAGATAGCTACACAAAAACTGAAAGCGATGGGCGTTATCAGCCAAAAGGAAGCTATCAAACGACGGGCAATTATGCGCTTAAAGGCGATAGCTATACGAAAGCAGAGAGTTATAACAAAACGGAAGTTGATAATAAAATTAACACTGGTTTTGGTCATAATCAAAAATGGAAAGATGTCTCCGCGAATAGAAAAAGTGGGGTGACTTATACCAACTCAACAGGGTATGCAATCGCCATTGCAGTTATGCAAATTGAAAACTCCCAAAATCCAGGCGTAACGTTTTATGTCGATGGGCTTGAACTTTATAGTGTTGTTCGTTCATCAGGTGCCGCCATACAAGGCGGTATGTGTATCGTCCCCCGAGGCTCAACATATAAGTTTGTGACAACAGTGAATGCAAGAGCCCGAGTTATGGAGATGGTGCAATGAAATATTATATTGATGCAGAAAATACGGTATTTGCTTATGCAGAAGATGGCTCACAGGATGAATTTATCCGCGATAATTTAATTGCTATTTTAGAGAAAGAAGCACTAGCTATTGCCCAGCCAAAACAGTCAAAAACGCAATTAATCAGCTATGCTGATGAAAAAAAATCGATATTGTTAGCAGAGGCTACGGAAAGTATCGCACCAATCCAAGATGCCCTTGATTTAGGCATTGCCACCGATAAAGAGCTCAAACAGTTAAATACATGGAAACAGTATCGTGTTGATTTAAACCGTATCGACACTGCAAGCGCCCCCGATATCGCATGGCCAGAGAAACCCCAATGAACGAACCCCGTTATCAATGGCATAAACAAAACATGAAAATGGCGGCAGGTTTGCCGCCGATCACCTGTTCCATTCTGCCTGTGCATCCGTTTATTTATGGTGTTGGTCAAACGAATAGCTCAGGCAGCTATCTCAGCCCCACCAATGCGATTAACCATTTAGCGGATAAGCTCACAGGGACTGGCCAAGTTTCGGTATTGGTGCTGATGGTCACAGGAAAAACATTTGCTGAGTTTATGCAGCAATTATCGGCTTTTTCGGCCGTGTTTCCGCTGCCTGTTTTTGCCCAAGTTGAGCGAATGGCCAGAACGGCACACACGCTCGCCACTACAAAAATGCAATTGCCAGGGAAAATGGCAGGCGGTTTACCTTTACCACAATCCCTATCAACGGCAACTAGCCGTATGGCATCTAACGCGCAGTTAATTGAAGCGGCCAAAACAGCAGCAAACCAGCCTAGCGGATTAGATAGCATGAAATCGGCACTGTCGGATTTTAGCAAACAAAAAGACAATGCTTTAAAACTGATGAGTGATGCCTTAAATGGACTTTTAGGCCAATCAGCGACCGTTTGGGCGTTTTCAGGTACGGATGATGCCAGCGTTTTGGCCGACAAAATGCGAAAAAACATTCCTGAACCTGATGCGATATTTACCCTCGCCACCTTATTTGTTGGCAATGAAATTGACGCTTTAACAAGGATGTTAAATGACACAGACCATCACCCTTGCCCTGAACGGTGAGGCTATCCCACTGAAAAACTTGGCCGTTACGCCCAGTATGATGTTCCAGGACAAAGACCAATCAGGGCAATCCTCCAGTACTGCCGTGGCCGAACAAGGTATCAAACCTAAAGAATTGCGTATCACGGGTATTTTACCTTTTACGGAACACAAGGCGTTTTCGCGCCTTTTTGCGTTAGCGGAAGCCAAAGAAAACGGCAATTTAAAGCGCTATCGTGTGGCAAACTTGACGGCTCAAGCCATAAATTTTCGCATTGGCACATTCACAAATTCCATTGATGCCAGCAAAATTGAAGGGAAACAGGCGTGGCAAATTACCTTTACCTTACGTGAACATTTATCGGTATCAGAAAAAACGCGAAGCCCGAGCCAACAGTAAAGTAGCCAGTAAAACACAAGGCAGCACGGCAACAAAAGGCGCGCAATCAGGGGCACCCGAAGAAACCGAGCAATTAACCTGGTTTGAAGAAAAAGTCTTAAAACCCATTAACGATTCGTTGGAGTAAAAGGCATGAAGCCCATCAATCGACTGTATTTATCGAGTGATGAAATTCAGGTCACCGATATCAATATTATGTTAGAGCTTTCAGCCACAGGGCGTGGCTTTGTGACCGTGAAAACCGATGAAGACTACACGGGTAAATTAGTGCGCCTTGATGTCGGTTATTCCGAATTATTATTACGTTATTTCACAGGGTTCGTGGAGCGGTCGCAGCCCTCATCCAACGGGTTTCAACGGCTATTTATTCGTGAACTGGTTGGCGTGTTTGAACGTGAGTGGTCATGTTCTTTTCAGCATCCCACTTTGCGCACTATTGCCGAACATCTGCAAAAAGAAAGCGGCTTAACCTTTCAATTACCCGATGCGCCTTATGTGGATGAGCCTATTCCTCACTTTACCCACAGCGGCACGGGTTATCAGTTATTGGCCAACTTAGGGCATGTGTTCAATATTGATGACTATGTGTGGCAGCAGCTTCCCAATGGCCATGTGTATGTGGGGAGTTGGCCACATTCGCTATTTGCTAATAAACCCGTAAAAATCCCCAATGAATTTGCTACATCGCAGGCAGGTGGGAACAGCATGACCATTCCGATGGTGCAATCATTAAGACCAGGTGTGAATACCAACGGCAAACGTCTCCAAAAAGTGAACCTTATCAATGAAGATATGACGCTCACGTGGGCAATCACCAATAAAATCACAGGGAAACCCGCTAACAAGAGCCCCATTCAAAAGCAAATCGACAATGCCTATCCTGAACTGGCCGCAGGTTTACACCTACCAAAAACCGCCCGTATCGAAGCCCATAGTGAACCCGTTCGTGCCGGTGATATTTCCGACCCGTACCGCCCACGCTATGCGGTCGATGTGCAATTATTGGATGCCGACGGGAACCCATCCAGCGCCCCAATTTACCGTGCAGTACCTTTGCCACTACCGATGGCAGGGGGCGAAAGCGGCTTATTTCAATATCCCCCTGTCGGTACCGTCGTGGAAATTGCCTTTGAAGGTGGCCGACCTGATAAGCCATTTATTCGCCAAACTCTTAGCCAGGGAAACACACTGCCCGATATCCAACCAGGGGAACAATTGCAGCAACAGCGCCAAGAGGTTTCCCAGCGCATTACGCAAGATGGTAGCTGGCAACGGCAAACTGACCAGACCATTAGTGAGTCATCCATGCATCGACAAGTTACCGCAGACACCGAACAGCGCACCTTAGTCACCCGAGACACCACCATTCAAGCCACCGACAAAACGATGGTACTGGGCACCGCAACATTGCTGGCTGGTGCTATCCAACAGATAGCCGATGGCGATTACAGCATTGCGTCAAAGGGTAACTTAGTGGCCAGCATCGGTAAGAAAGCGGAGATTGATATTGCCGAAGATGCCACACTCACCATTGGCCAAAAGCTGATTGAAAAGGTAGGAGCTCTTAAGCAAAGTATCGCGGGTACCAAACAAGAAATCATTGCACCGGTTGTTTGGGTTGGTAGCCAAGAAATTAACGTGGCGCAGCTGATGATTGATACATTGGATATTGTCAAAGAGTTGGCTGAACTCACTGCCAGTCACAGCCACCATAATACGGGAACACCACTGAATGCTGATGCCATCAAAGGCACCGCAAGTAAATCAGATGACCTGAAAGAAAAGTATCAACCAGTTATTGGTTAATAAAGTTTAGTCCAACTCTTGCCCACAGCCGTGGGCTTTTTTATACCTGTAATTTAACAGCGTGTAAGACAGCCTAAGCACTCCAACCATCAAACCACATCAAGCAACCTTTCATTTGGATCACATCAACAGCATGGCGCAGATGCAGCACTACCCCACGAAATAAAGTTACCTACCACGTAAAATGCACTACACCGCACCCGCCTGCACAATTTGGATCTAAACTTTATTTCAGTTTTCAAATTCTACAAAACATATCGCCAAGCCGCGCTAGCACTAGGGCGTTGCCGAAAATCTCAAACTGAAATGAGTGAAAAGAATTTCAGGGGATTTCAGTTTTTGGATCACAAAATGGATTGAGTTAAAAACATAACAAAATGAAATGTAAAAGAAAAATTTTATTTTACGTGGGTTTGATTGGATCGCGATATCAGCCGCATGATTTCAAAAAACTAGTAACCATGCGGATTTAGGAGAAATGAGAAACTGAAACAATATAGAAAACTAATATATTACGATTAATCATAAGGTCTATCGTACGATTCATCATCCTCAACAATCTTAAGTTCTCTCATCTTTGCTATAAATTTTATACCATCCATTGTAAGATGACTTCCATCATCACACTTTCCACTATCTAAAAAAGAGCTAGCAGTTAAAATACTATCAAAAATTTCTTTATGTAATTTTAAACATTCAGTTCCAATACCTTTTCCCTTGCAATTATCTAGACCAAGATTCGTAATATGGTAATACTCATATCTTTCAGGAAAATCACTAAATCGCTTATCGAGAAGAATACTTCCTTTATGACAGCCATTAAAGTTAACATTAATTATTTGGCCATCGTCATCAAATAAAATTTGATACTCTTCTTTATCATTAGTTGTAAACGTTCTTATGCACATAATATTATTTATCCTCTTAACGATAATATGCAAGTAAAATCATCACCATGAGTATGCTAACACTTTACAAGGCTTGAAACAGAGACTAATTGATTATGAAGCATCTGACATAGCTTCCTGCATAAAAAATTTCATGTGATAAAGCGTCATGCATAATCAAGAAATCAGTAAAATTATCAAGGTGAGTAAATAACTCATGATTAGATTTTTCGTCAATCATACAACAAAACCAAAATCTTCTTTCTGCCTCAATACTATCTTTTATAATGGCTTTAGCTATATCTTGTTTGTTGCTGTCAGTTATAGAAGATAAAGATCTTAGTATGCTAAGTAGTAAATCAGTTTCAGTATTGATTCTACCAATGTAATTTATACTTATAGATTTGCAGTTCTGTAACAATGATTCATGAGATGTTATTTTATTTGCAATAATCCAACCTAGTGTATCGTTAAACAAATCATTTATTCTAGTATTAAAATAGCAGTCTATATTGTTTGCAAAAACAATATTTTCTTTATCTAGTGTTTGGTTAAATCGTTGACAAAGGCTTTCTATCTGGCTTATGTAGTTGTCATCTCTCTGACTGATTAAAGCATCAAAAGTAGCCTTAGTCATTTTTTGCGTATTTTTAAGGGTCGCAATTAATACCATCAGAGATATAAAAGACAGTGTTGATGCTAGCAGCACATTTATAATAGTGAAAAGGTTTGACCAATTATCGAACTTTGAACTATTAAAATCAGCAACTCCTAAGATACCAGCAACCATAAAAAACATTAGGATAAGAACTAATACGGCTACTAACGAAAATAACATTATAGATTTCATAGCAACTACTCATGAGTTTGGATTAAGTAGCGGACACAAAGTGGATATTAGATAAAGCAAGTGTGCTGTATTTTAACTTATCCACGCCAGCTTGTTTGCATTCTAGCAAAAATTCTTCTGTGAGGTCAGCAGGTACAGACATGCGAATCGAACTGTATTTAGGGGTTACTTCGGAATTACTCAT